AACTTTCTATTGGAGTGATGATGTTGAAGAAGCTGTTAAAGAATTTAAAAAGAAAGTTTCTACATCTTCAGGAGCAATAGTTTCAATTTCAAAAATAGAAGTGTTTACTCTAATTAGAGAGGTTTTCGGGGAGGATTTGATATGACGCAACCTTGTAAATTTTACAAATATTGTAGAGGTTTTGCTTACAATAGAAAAGCTAAGCTATGTGCTAAGTGTTGGAAAATGGAATTACAAAGGATAAGAACAAAAAGACCTTTAGAGAAAATATATTATGATAAGAAAAACATTGTTTTTGAATTTAAAGGAGAGGATTTGATATGAATATTAGAGCGAATTATATTAAAAAAGAACAAAAATGGATTAGAGTAATGCAGTATTACGATAAGATCAATAAGAAATGGGAAGAGTTCAACAAAATGGATTGGTATAATCTTATTCAAATGAAAGGAGGGGAAAATGATTGAAACAACGAAATGTCCTAAGTGTTTGAAGGGTGATTTGGTAGAGAGAAATGGGAAGCATGGTCTTTTCAGAGCTTGTAATGCTTACCCTGATTGTAAGTTTACTCAGCCAATACCCCAGATCAATGAGGAGAACAAGATGGCAATAGCTGGATTAAGCAAGGATAGGCTCATAGTAAGGCAGAGTTCTGTGAATAGAGCTATAGAGTGGGCTGCTCTTATGCCTAAACCAGTTCCAAAGGTTGAGGCTATTCTAGCAATGGCTGAATTAGTTGAGAATTGGGTGTTTAGGAAAAATGAATCTGCCTGATAAGAAGTATAACATAATTTACGCCGATCCGCCCTGGAGTTATTATGGGGGGGAGGTCGGATCGGCTGGCCGTAGTATCCCTTACCCAACTCTTTTAACTGGTGAAATCTGTAATCTAGATATACCTTCTCTTTGTGAGGAGGATTGTGTTCTGTTTATCTGGGGTGTTTGGTCTAAACTACAGGACTGTTTAGATGTGATAAAGGCGTGGGGCTTTAAGTTCAACAGTTTAGGCTTTATCTGGGTTAAAAGAACAAGCACAGGCAGATCATGGCAGTTTGGCATGGGGGGCTGGACTAGGAGAAACAGTGAATACTGCTTAATCGCTACAAAGGGGAATCCAAAATGCCAGGATAATTCTATCTCTGAGGTTTTAACAGATCCAGTAAGAGAACACAGCAGAAAGCCCGATGTTGTGAGAAACCTTATTGTTCGGCTATGTGGGTATAAGCCGAGGATCGAGCTATTTAGCAGGAATCGCGTGGAAGGCTGGGACGTGTGGGGCAACCAAGTCCCCGATTTTACGCAAAAACTACTCTAAAGACGCAGATATAGTGAAATTAGAGCCTGTAAGCGTATTTAAGGCATCTAGGATGCGTTTTTCTTTGGGTTTCGAGAGTTTATACGACTTACACTGAATTAGAACGATTTTCTTTGTTTTTGGGTTGATTGCTACTAGGTCGATTATGCCCTTAGATCCTGCTGACCTAACCACATAGTAGCCCTTGGCTCTCCACCGATCTCTAATCTTCCATTCATACTTTCTGCCTTTAATTGGGTTGTTTACCATATTCGAATATGGGTAGGTAGTTGCAATCTCCTTTGGGAGTGCATTTGGCTCTAAAGACTCGCCCTTCTTGTCCTACTAGCTTGGTGGCTGTTAAGCATTCCTTGCAGAATACCTTTCCATGGCCTTGCTCACAGAGATATAGCCACTCTCTAACCCCGCAATTGTCACACTCTCTAATTGGGAAGGATTTGAGATTGTTGGGGTTGGTCTTCTTCTCTAGTAAGGTTTGAGCCTCTTCGAGTTTATTCACTCTTCAAGGCCTCAAGCTCTTCTTTATGTTTTTGTTTCAGCTTCAACCCAGCTATATGAGTCTCCAGCTGCTCTTTTGTCCAGTTTTCCATGTTCTCTCCCTCGAAGTAGCTGACAAGAAGCCTGTTAACAAGAGCTGAGCCGTTTGCCTCTTTTTTTAGCTTCTCAACCAGATCCATATCAAGAGAAAGGATTTTATTGGTTTTCATACCCTCCTATTTATTTATTTATATATTTAAATGTTTTGTTTGTTAAGTTAAGTTAAGTTAAAAGTTCCACAGGAAATGAAAAACCCCTTTTTTGCTTATTTGTCGTCGCTGAACCCCCTTGTTTCCAGTGGAACTCTTAGCTCATCGCCCCATCCAGCCAACACCTATTTACAATAACACCTATTTGTAATAACACCTAATAGAATAAACTATATCTTTTTCTTTTTGGTCGCTGCGTTCCTTGCGACCAAGTCATCAAAATATATAAACTTTTCTATTGGTCGTTATTATAAATGGTCGTTATCATAAATGGTCGTTGGCGGGGGTCGATAATCGACAATTGTCATATTTATAATAACGTATAACTAGTATATAAACATATCTATAGTACAATACATATATAGATATATACATATGTTTATAAAGGAAAAATAAAGGCATTAAACTTATTCTACCGACGTTATTAATTAAGGGGGGGATGGGGGGGGTACCCACAGACAAAAATTTTAAATAATATTTTATATTATTTTAGAGGTGATTTTAGATAAGTGGCAAACGGATGTTAGAGAAACGAAAGGGAACATAGTTTTAAGGAGTGGTAGGCAGTCTGGCAAGTCCACAGTCGTTTCTATATTGGTCGGGGACTACGCAAGTCAGAATACGGGGAAACTGATTCTTGTTATAGCAAGCGTAGAAAGACAGGCTTATGAGCTTTTCAGTAAAATCTATGACCACATGTACAAGAATCACAGAAGCCTCTTGAAGAAAGGCAAGCAGTACCAGACCAAGAGCAAGCTGGAACTCAGGAACGGCACGAAAATTCTTTGCTTACCTACTGGCCTAGATGGAAGAGGGATAAGAGGCTATACAGTAGATCTGTTAATTGCTGATGAGGCGGCTTTCATACCCAGAAGAGTTTGGGACGCAGTAGTACCCATGATTTCAACAAGAATCAAGCACGGAGCTAGAATGGTTTTACTCTCAACCCCCTTCGGCAGAGAAAACTACTTTCACGATTGCTTTGACGATCCTAACTTTACTAAGTTCCACGTAAGCAGTGAGGAGTGTACCAGAATACCAAAGGAGTTTCTAGAACAGCAGAAGAAGAGAATGAGCAAGATCTCTTATAGCCAGGAGTGGTTGGGCGAGTTTGCGGACGGGCAGATGCAATGGTTTAAGGATTCGCTAATTAGAAAGTGTCAGACTCTCACAAAAGGGCAGAATGAGGTACTAAATACTGGCGGAAACTACTTTCTAGGCTCAGATATAGCAAGAGCTGGCGATGATCACAGCACTTTCGAGATAATGGAGGAAATAAACGGAAAATTGTTCCATAGAGACCATATTATTACTCAAAACACTAAATTAAACGAAACTTTTGACTTAATCGTGAATTTGGACAAGAAATACGATTTTAAGAGGATATTTGTGGATAATGAAGGAATTGGAGTCGGAGTTTACGATTTTCTGATGGTTCACGACCAAACTAAGACAAAAACGCTAGGAGTGAAGAACTCCTTAATGATAAAACAGGGATTGGAAGAAAAAAGAATAAAATACCAGAAAGAAGATCTATACACAAACCTACTAAGTCTCATGAGAAGGGGGTTGGTTAATTTGTTGGATGATGAAGATATCTTCTTCTCACTGAGATCAATTCAGTTTGACTATACGACAGACGAAGTAGGGAAATCACACCTTAAAATCTTTTCAAGACATCACAACGACTCGGATATAGCAGAAGGATTAATCAGATCTGTATTGGGAGAAAAATACAAAGATTTATCTATAACTATACACACCATTAAAGTATGAGTGATATCGAAGATTTAATAACCCAAATGCAAGACGTAAAGGCAGCACACCCTTCTCTAGAGATTCCTGACGTTTTAAGGATTTTTAGTATTGATGCTTTAAATAAACTGACTAACGCTGTTAATGGGGTGAGGATGAGAAATGGCTGACTCTGGAACGCTAGCAACGACCGCACAAGTTCTTCTATCAATCGGACAAGACCCTAGTACCGCACAAGCCTTAGAAGCAAATACAAATATCTGGATTCTCTATGCTGAGTCAGATATGGAGAAGGTCTTTGGTGACAATATAGGATTAGTAGCAAATCATGCAAGTATAACAGCTGCGTTGAAACAATGGTTAGCAATGGTAGCAGCAGATAGAGCAGCATGGCACGGAATCAACCAAGACCAAAACAACTGGTCTTTAGCTACTACACAATCTAAATTAAATGTATTGAATGCGACATGGAAGGGCTTTTTAAGTGATGTAAAAAATAAAGGTCCTGATCTGATTGCAGACATGGGACTATAAATGCCGCTAGATCCACAACTTACAGAGTTTACAACAGAATCTCCTGTACCAGCTAGTTTTGATGCAATAGATTTTGTTACAGGACTAGGATTAAAGAAATTCTATTTACTAGGAACTCAATTAACTGGTGGTGTGGAATATTCCTTAACCACAGACAACACAATACAGGCTGATACTGGAAATAACAAATTCGGAGCTAACGCAACAGTAAACGCTGATTTTGATATTAAGTTTGAGAAGCCATTCACGATTGAGGCTGCTGAGGGAACTGTATCCTGTACTGTAACTATTGCTGGTGCTGCGACTCTTACTATAACTGCAACTATCTACCATGTTGATGCAGCAGCCGCAGAAACTCAAATAGGTGTTGTTGTGTTCCCAACATCAAGTGGAGATGGTAGCCATAGGAGAACAGGCAAGTTCACATTTACTAGGGCAGATTTTAAGATAGGAGAGACTTTAAGAGTCACACTAGATACTGTAAGCACCTCAGCAGGAACACAGACATATATAGACCCTTCTGGAAGCATACCTCTAACAGGAACAATTAGCGAAGCATTAACATCTACTTTCATTCTAACAGTTCCATTCAAGAGGGATGACTAATGGCAGAGAGAGATATAAGTAAAGCAACAACAACGAACTTCAGTGGAAGAGTTCCAGACTTTATAGTCGAGTCTATGGCTCTGGATATATCTAACGCAAACGGAGAGGAAACTTTTGTTTATTTTGATAAAGCCACTGAGAACTTTGGCTACCAGTTCAACCATCCCCAAATAGCTTCAAGACTTAACTCATTATGTACTTGGGCATTTAAGCAGGGTTGGAAAACTGAGGACAAGTTTATGGAATTTGCTTTGAAGAATATTGATGGAAATGGGAAAGAGACCTTTGACCAGATTATATGGAATCACGCAAACGTTAAGCTGGGACATGGGGATTCGTTCTGTGAGATAATTAGAAACAATGAAGGAACACTGATTAATCTGATTAATATCTCTCCAGAGAGAGTTAAAGTAGTTTTCAAGAATACTAGAATAGATAGGTACGAGATATGGAATGGGGAGAAGTGGGTTAAGAAGAAGGTTCAAGAGATCTTCCACAGTTTCAATAAGAAACTAGGGGATAGTATTAGGGGGACAGGAGATATTCAAGCTAACAAGATTGTTAATGATGCTATGATTGAGGCCTTTGATGATGAAAGGATTATCAAGCATAGGGATAAAGCACTAGGTATTGTTTACTATAAAACTAATAACTCTGGTAAGATAACTTTTGCAAATAGCCAAATAGAGAATGCTGTAAGAAAGGGGGAAATGGTAGGACTTCCAGAAGATACAGCCACAATAGAGCCGTACCCATCTAAGTCAAGCGAAGATAGACAGAATTGGTTACAATACGTTGAAGGACTAGGATATCAGACGGGAGGCGTACCAAGAGCAATAGTGACAAGTGATGGTACGAGCGAGGTTGGAGGGATAAATGGACATCTTATCTTTGAGCCTATTTATGCGGCTGAGCAGTTAGAGATGGAAAACCAACTATGGCAACAACTCGCAGTTAAAATCAAGTTTAACAGACCGCCTTCTCTGGCACCTAAAACACAGGAAAACGCAGAGAAGAATACAGGCCAAACTCAAATACAACAAGGGGAGGTAACACCTAGTTTGAATAGATAATGGTAAACGGAAACGGAACAGGAGGTAGCGGATCAGAAGAAGCAGAGGAACTTAGTCCCAGAGAGAAGTGTATAAGATCTGGAGGTACTTGGGACGCTGAGAAAAAAGTTTGTAGAAGAAAGACAGACCCTAAAACTTTTACAGCTCAAAAGTTAGATAAAGAGGGGAATCCAATAGGAGATCCAGAGACTAGGCTACAACCTACACAATCAGCAGGCGTTATTCTATCACCAGAGGAACAAAGGGAACTTCAAAAGATAAGGAGTGAGAGGAAAATCGGAAAGAGTGGCGGAACAGGTGGGAGAACTAGGGAGCAATTTGTAGAGCAAGTCACAAAACCAGCCGAAGAAATACAAGCTGAAGTACAGGCTGTTAGAGATTCCATAAGTGATGCTAAATCGGCCGAAGCGGCAAGGGGGGCAGGTGTACTCCAGAGAGATATAACAATTACTAATGAGTTTGGAGAAGAGCAAACAATACCAGCAGGTTCTTTTATAGATGCACAACAAGCCGCAAATCTAGGTCTAACAACTAAAAGTCCAGGCCAACAACAGGGAGAGGCATTTCTACAAGCTGGGACAATAGCGGCTTCTGCGGCAAGTCCTGCTATAGTTGGCGGTGGTACGAGGCTAGTAGGATCTATCTCTAGATTACTTGGTAGGGCTTTTTCTAGGGGAGCTGCTAGAGCGACTACTAGGGGAGTAGCTAGGGCGACCACTGGGGGAGGATCAAGGGCATTAGGTACAAACCCAAGAGCCTTAGGTACAAACCCAAGAGCAATCGCGGCTTCTTCTGGGGGAGTCCTACAAGCTCCTAATAAGGTAAAGGGATCTCTTAAAGGGATAGGCCTAACAAACGCCATTTTATTGGGTGGTTTTTTAGGAATACCCAGTGCCAAGACTCTTTCCTCAAAGGTAATTAATAGAAATGTGGACAGGATAGAGGCAGAAGTCTCAAAACTAGGGGAACAATTAACCAAGATTCCAGAGACCCATAGTCTAGGTTTTTCCATAGATGAAAATGGGGAACTTTTTGAGTATGACAGTACTGTGGCTTTGGCTGAGATTAATGAAATAGAACGAATCCTACTCGAATCAGAGAGATCCTTACAAACCTCAGGGATAGGCAACACTCTCCTTAAATTAAGTGGTAAACTAACGACAGCACAGTTTGAAATTGATAAACAAAAGAGGGAGTTAGCGGTTGCTAGGGGGAAGGTATTGAGGAATATTGCTAATCCAAGTGAAACTTTATTAAACACTAGGGAATTATTTAGAATGTTTGATGTGGAGCAGGAGATATGATGAGAGAAGATTTACTAAAACTAGAAAAGAGAGTGACTAGGATAGAGTTGCTTATAGCCTATATTGCTATATTATTAACAGCTAAGGGAGGCTTTGAGATATTGCCTATTGTGATAGCTATGGTGGGAGTACAATAGGTTTATATAATATCTATATTTAGTTAAGTAATGGAAGATGAAACAACTGAAACAACCAAAACAACCAATGAGGAGAAAACTGAAGAAGTTAAACCATTTTCTCTTTATGAGAAAACTGAGGCTGTTGTTGCTAGGCAAGAAGAAGCCAACAAGAAAACAGAGGAATTGCTACAAAGGCAGGAAACTTTGCACGCCAACCAAAGATTAGCAGGAACAACTGGCGGGCATGTGGAGGTCAAACCAAAAGAAGAAACTCCAAAGGAATATGCACAGAGGATTTCTAGAAATGAACTTAAAGAAAATGAAAGAGCCTGAAGATCTAGGGATTAAGGTTAATACAAGAGCAGGCAAATTCTGGGATAATCAGCTTAAAGAAGTAGAGGAGAACATAGTTCAAGCGGAGGGTAATCTACAAATAATGAGAAATATCAGAGAATTATCTATTGAGAGAATTGCTGAGGAAAAGGAAAAACTTA